AAAAGTTGTTAAATCTAATGTAACTTTATCTGCCGCATCATCTACAGCTTCTTGACCCATAAAAAATGCTTGATTACTGTCTGTATCTAAAGTGTTTTCTGTTAAGACTGAACCATCTTCATAGTCTACTAATCTTGTGGTTTGGCTAGTTGTTCGTCTAATTTCTATATTTGCTAAATTAAGAGGGGCAGTTGTAAAAGTTATAACTGTACCTGCACCATTCCATGTAAATGCAGTAGTAGCTACACCATCAAGAGTAACAGCTACATCACCTTGTGCCCTGTAACTAAACGGGACTGCATAGGCATCTGTACTGCCATTACCTGTGTATCTTACGAAACTATTTGCCATTTATATCCTTATATTCCTTATATTCTGTTTTATCTCTTCTAAAAGGGGTACTTTTATTGTGTTAGTATCTGTATTGCCCTTTTAGCGTCTTCATATCCTTTATTAAGCTGTTCTGCATTACTTATTGCTTTAGTTTTTATTTCAGGAAACTCTTTTAACATCATAAAATATGCTGTTCTTTCAGCTTGGTGTACCCACTGAAGAATCTGATTTTGTTGGAAATCATACCCTTTTTGTGAAGTAAAGAATAACATTTTGGTTTCTTTTGTTCCTGACGGGTGTTTATGTAAAGGACTTGTTTTATCCTCAATCATTTTTTCTATAAAATCTTTTAGTTTATAATTTTTTCCCCCATACTTAAATGTGACACTTTGTTTTAATTCAAGCCATCTATCATAAGCTGTTTGTCCATCAGTTCGTTTTATCGTTCTTAAATCAACTCCAATATCTATCAATCCTTTTTTAGGGGGTGCTCTATAATTAAATTCACGTCCTTCAAAGAAATTAGCTATTGTTTCATTTTTCCATTGAGTCATAGCGAAAGGTGTAGACCATAATCCTGTTTCTCCACCTAATCCAAATAACCAACCATTTTTTCTATTAATCTTCTCACCTATCATATTTCTTCTAGGCATAACTTTTGATTTATCACCCATAAAAATACGAGTCATTCTATCATTGAAAGTCCATAAATCTTGTTCCCAGTCATCATTAATTCTATCTAAATATCTAAGTCCACCTGATAATGGCATAACTTTATATATACCTCTTGAAAACATTGATATACCCATATATTCAGGTTTTCTATGATGTAAGAAATCATCACTCATAAAGTAGTTAGCCGTTTCTAAAATATTTTTAGTATAGAATTTAGAAGTTAAATTTCTTACTAATGTTGCAACTACTCCTAAAGATAATTCTAATTCTTTGCTTCTCATCTCTTCAGGCATAAACTCATTGTATCTAAAATATTCAGATACTCTTTCATACATGTCTGCCGCTATAAAGAAGGGCATAAAGATAGGGTCTAATCTATTCAAAGAAATGTATCTACCATCATCTGTTTTAAAAGAATATGGTTGCCAACCTGTCATAGATTCTCTTTGTTGATTTATTCTCCAATCTCTTGAACCACCACCAGTAAATTTTCCTGCTTGAGCAAACATTACAGCCGAAGTCCATAAAGCCCAACCCATTTGTATTCTAGCATTAGCTTCTGCCGCCGCTTCAGGATTAATATATTTTTTATGTTTTGTTAATGAACGTGCCGCTCCCAACGCTTTTTTAGTAAATCCTTTGAATGTTCCTCTTTCAGCTTTATCACCCACTTCAGCTAACATGTGTCTCATTTGAAATTGAAATCTACCCATAACAGGTAAATGTTGAAAATTCCAACGTAATAAGTTTGAAGGTGTATTAATAAAGTGTAATCCAAAAGCTCTCGACCATCTATGTTTATTAGTCCAACCTAATATTTCACCTGTAATTTGACTTTCTCTTTTATTTGTTACGGGATTTATTTGTCCTGCTCTTTGTGTATATGAACCTTCTCTAGCATAGTGTAAAGGAGAATTAAGTTGGTCTTCAATGGTATCACCAATTAATCTAGCTCTACTCATATCCCATTCTGTACCAAATCTCCTAGATACATCAGGTTCAACGTAATCTTTAGCTATTTCATGCCATCTAGTTTTATACCATTTTTTAAAAGCATCACCTTTTAATAAACTAAAATTACCTGTTTCTTCTATAATTTTTGAATTAATAATTGATGTAAGTCTAGCTCTAAACATCATTGATTTAAGATACTCGTCACCTGCCGCTAAAATACGCATAGGAAGTGTTGTAGTAAGTGCTACACCACTAACCCCTACATTCCATGCTTTACGCACCATTTGTGGTATAAATTTACCTGTTAATCCTATAGGTTTAGTTCCTAAACTTGCTGTTTCATTTATCCATTTTTGTAATTGTCCTTGTCTAATATTACTATCCCATTTCATTTGTTGGGAATCAAGAATAGGTCTTCCATGTTTGAAACTCAACATAGCTCTTTTTAAAGCATGAGCAGTATAAGCATATTGCATTACATAAGTATGAAAAGCCTCTCTAGCAATAACCCAAGCTCTTTGTTTATCTTTAGGATACATATTAGCCGCTCTTAAAACCATCACAAAAGGCTTCCATTGTGTCTGTGTTAAACCTGAGACTATATTAATAATGTGTGTATCAGGTGAAGACAATAAGTTATTATTTATATACTCTGCCGCTAAATCCCACTTACCTACTTTTTTAACATTTTGCATAGCTAAAAGAATTTGGTCTTCATCAGTAAGCATAGCCGCAGTTCTATGAAATTCTAATTGTTCTTCAAAAGACCCTTCTTTTAATTTCTTCATCTTAATATCTTCAGGGTCTAGTATTGTACTTCGTGCTCTTAATCCTTTTTTAACTACATTACCTGCAAAGACAGCTCTAGCAGGAAATTTCTGTAATTCTTCTTGAACTTTTAATAAATCTCTTGCCGCATCATCTCTTAAATTAATTTCTTGCATTAGAAGTCTTTGTTCTTGTAATGATAAATCAATTCTAGTTAATTCTAATCTTAATTTTTGAGCGTCTTGTAGTTCCCTAGCAATCGCATCAGCGTGAGCAATAATATAAGCAAAGGCATCTTTATATTTAGGGTCTTTAATCATAGCCCTTGCATCTGCTTCTAATTGTCTTCTATTGAAACCAACTTTTTCAGCTTGAGCAATCATTTGCTCTACAGATACTTTATCAGTTGGCATATCGCCAAAAGTTTCAACCACCATTTTTTTAAGAAAAGGTCTATAACTACCTTTTTCATATTTAGTAACATTAATTCTTAAATGAGGTGGTTTATCATTACTCTTAATTCTCCACTTTCTTAAATTCTTAATTCTTTCTTCTGTAGTATCTCCATGTAATCTACTATCTTTATCTAATTTATCTATTTCTTCTTTAGATTTACCTTTAATCTTTTTTCCTTTTTGAAATCTTGTTTTTACAGTATCAGGTGCAATTTCTTCAAATAACACTTGCCCTGTTGTGGTACTTCTACCATATTCGTGAAAATCGTTTAAGTTTTTAACAGTTTTATTTTTAAGAAGTTTATTAGTAAGTTTAAATGAACCTGCCGCAAAAGCTCCACCAAATACTGTACCGAAACCAAAACCTGCAACACTAGCTATTCCTGCTTGTTTATAACTAAATTCATCTTGGACACCTGATTGAATAGCAATTCCTTGTAACATACTATCGTGAGTTCCACCAATAATAGTTCCAATATAACCTTCAGTTAAAGCTCCTTTTTTAACAGCTCTTCCAAATGCTTTTTTTGTTGCTAACTTAGCCGCTTCTTCAATAGTTTTTTTATTAACTTCTTTAAGCATTTTAGCTCGTAAACTTAATTTTAAAGCCTGTGCAAAACTTTGCTTCGCCGCTACCGCACCCACACCAATACCTACTAGGTTTACTGGGTCTAGTATTAAAGCTCCACCATTATCACTTAACCAACCCCCAAAACTTCTATTAGGGTCATTCCACCAAGACGGAAGAGCAGAATATGTTTGTTGAATATAAGCAAATTCTTCTAATCTTTTAGGGTCATCTTCACCAAATATATTAGTCATATCCATTCCCATAGATATAGTATTCATATTTCTCCAAGACCTATCATTATAAAAATATTCTAATAAATCAGCATTATCCATACTTTTAAATATATCATTAGCTTCTCTATAAGAATAATAACTTTTTAATGTATCAAAAAACTTAGGAGTTTGTATTTCTTGTAATGCGGCTAAACCACTATCAGGTTTGTTCAAACCTAGCGTACCTGCGGTATACGAACCAACATCACCTATTTTAGTGCTAAATTCAGCCATTATTTATTATTCCTTCTTTTTTGGTAGTGGATTTAGTAATAAATTTATCATTTGGTCTACCATATCAGTTGTCATTGTCCAACCTAATTGTGCAGTTAAATTAGTAGCCATATCATTTTTTAATTTATCAAAATCTTTTTGTGTCATAGTATTTTTTATTCCCTCAGTAAATATATTATCAAATATACCTGATTCTGCCAAGAATCTTGGTAGACGTTCAGTAGTTATTCTAGCTTGACTTTCGGGGTCAGTTTCACCAAAAGCACTATCCGTATCCCACCCTATTCCGAAGAAAGATTCTTTAAACGTATCTCTTACTTTTTGAAGTAATGGTTTAAATGACGCAGAGTTATCAGAAATAACTTGAATTGCAGAGTTAATAGCTTCATTAACTCCTACTTTACTATAGTCTACTTGTTTAACTCTTTCTGCTTCTAATTGTGTTTTTACATCTTCTTCATATACTGTAAATTCTTCAAGATTAGGAGAGACATTATCAGCAGTAAATGATTCAACTAGAAGTGTTCTCATTTGATTCATAAATTCACTACGTTCTTTAAATGTAGGTTCTTTACCATTATTTTCATCTTTGTATCTTTTTTCAAATTCTAAAATTTGTACGTCCATATAAGCCTCAGCATTAGTTTGAGCTAACCAAGAATTAGGTTTTTCAATCCATACATTTCCAACTTGTACCATATAGTTACCTTTAACAGCATTAAGATTCATTCTCTTATAATCTTTATATGTTTGATTAGTTTGGAAAATTGGTAATTTACCTCTTTCTGCATCAGCAGTAAATGTATTGTAATAAACTAAAGCCGCTTTCCAGTCATCAGGACTAATATTTTTTTCTATCATATCATCTATTAAATCAGGCATATTATCATAGTTACCTTTACTAATATCTGAAATTAATCTAGGAAGAGTAGCAGGGTCAGTGTCTTTCCAAGTCTGAAAATTTGTAAGTTGTTCATACGCATTTATATAACTTGGATTACCATACTCAGATAATTTTTTCAAAATTTCTAAATTCTCAGTATGAGTTCTTTTTCGTGTTCCTGTTGTCAATCCCGCAACAACTACATCAACATCAGTCAAAAGTTCTGATAATAAATTTGAGACATCTTCTTTTTCTAAATCAGCTTTCTCTTGTCTACCATCACTTTCTAAAACTCTTCTTTTATTATTCATTGATAGAATAAGCTGACGAGCTTCATCAGAATAAGTATTCATTAAAGACCCTAACTCATTACCACCTTTACCTTTACCTCTTTTTGTTG